TGATGGTAATTTAACTTCTTTTGACATTATGCCTCCTGTGGTTGCCTTCCCAATATCATAACATCGATGGGCAGGTGGGGGGAATCCGGGAAGGCGTTCGGATTCAACCACCCACCTGCTTGACGATTATTTAGTCAGGTAGATAGATATTCGTAGGGACGGCGTTCTTCAATGTCCACTTGATAGGAGAATAACCACCTGTGTTACCTGCATCTGTCAGATTACCTTGCGCGTTGATATCGACTTCGATTTCGACCATGTCTGTTCCTCGGTCGATAGCGGCGGCGACATAAGCACCCTTAGTAAGTACGGCTGAAAGTTGAAGTTCATTCGCACCTGTGCCATAACTCCAGATGAACCGCAATGATGGCTGTGTGTTTGTAAGGAAATTAGTCAACTGGTCGTCGTTTTCCATTACGAACTTAATTTTGCCTGTAACTTCAAGCGCCCCAAGGAACACCTGATAAGGGTTCTGTGTTTCGCTAATACCGTAGATAGGAGTAACTGGGCGCTTCATATCGATATTGCCGCTGATTGAGTTAGAGACTGGTGTGCCAGCAACCTCTACGCGTCCGTGCCAAACCTGTGTAGGTAGAACAGTTGAGAAGCTTGGAGTTGGTGTTGCTACAACTTCGCTAGCCCAGCCTGTTGATTTAGCGTCGTATTCCAACATGCCATCTGCATTGAACTTCAATGAGAAGTCTGAGAATTGGCATCCGGGATAAGAACGAACATCAGCCGCATAGAAGTCGGTCAATGTGTATGAAGGTGGCTGTGCATCTGCACCCACAGCGCTCGCATTCTTCAATGAGATTACATGTGTGTATGGTGCGCTGCCGCCTGATACTGTTTCATCGCCAAGCAATCCTGCGATAGCCCATCCTGCTGTATCAATAAATACTGAGCCGCCAAAATCTACTGTTGAACGAGTACGACCTTGTAGGTAGTTGTAATTCTTGACCAGCGAACCACGGAGACCTTCGTCGTATAGTGGGTCGATGATATCGACAGGCTTCAGGCTGTCTTTCATTACTGGGATAAAATCTGTTGGTGCTACAACAGTTCCTTTTGTGGTTTCGCGTGCGATACCTAAATAGGAACGGACGGAATTTTGTACTGTCATTTATTCACTCTCCTAATTTCGAGTCTGGCGCGGCAGACAATGTTGGTACTGGTTTCGGTGCTTCTAATTTAGCCGCTACGACTGGCTTTGCCACTTCTGGCTTTTTGCTGTCTGTGTCGTAAGACTCTCCTGCTTTAAGAGTGATGCCAAGCGTAGGGAACACTCGGTCACCCTGTGAGTTGTTTGTTATCTTCATGTTGCTCCTATGCTTGAATCATTTCAGTTACAAGGAATTGTATTTCGGCAAAGGTTTCGGTTGCTCCACCTTCGTTAGTGGCTGGCTCTCCGTAGGTGGTGTTGATTTGTGGTTCAGCACCTTGCCATACATAGCGCTCAGATTCATCACCGAAGTTATGGTCTGCTCGTAACCTTGCTTTGATAGCGTCAATAAGTGTATCGAAATCGTCCATGGCTTTTTCCGAGTTTCGCTCCATCGAATGCTGATAAACCTGCAAAATAACGGAATAATCCACGCGCTTCCAGCCGTTGTGTGCGCCGCCGATAGCGATACGACTTTCGGATTCGCTTTGGATGAAAATAACCACGGCAGAGCGCGATAACTGTCCGGGCTGAGAGTTGACTTGATAGTTGATGCGCTTCGGGAAGCTTGTAAATATCTGATTGAGGTTCTTGATATCGCCAGTTTGTAGCCAGTTGTAAAGAGTCTGCCGAACTGCGACACGACCCTGCAAGGGAATCTGGGTATAGGTCGTAGGCGTAGTCATTAGCGAATCCGTCGGTATTTATCGACCATTGTGAGAGCCAAGGCGATTTCGCCGCCATACATTTGGGCTGGTAACTGATTACCGATTGGCTTGGTAGTAATACCCATAGTCAAGGAGTTGTCACCACGAACCTTCAGGAAGGCTGTGGTGATAAGAATGCAAGCTTCTTTAACTGCGTTGGGCAGGTTACCCATGGTGACTCCCGGAGCATGGCTATATAGAAGCGGCGAAACAAGAGGAATTGTGTTTTCTCCGTATGCGTAGGTGGATGCTACGGTAACAAATTCACTATTGGCGCCATCATGAATCTTGTAGCGAGCGCCAGCCTGAATACCGATAGAGTTAGCCATCACTAAAGATGATTGCCCAGCGACTGCCGTGGCCATCGCATTATTCACAAAGCCAGCGTCATAGGTGTATTGGCAATAAACCCAAAAATTGCCAGCAGGTGGGAAACCATAAAAACCTAGTGGACCTTGCGATGAGTATTGTGTTTGGCTGAGAGGTGCTACCGGAACTAGGAACTGCTGTTCTTCAAACCAAATAGTTGTAGGGTCGTTGAGTGTATAAAGATTATTTGGGACTGAGCCGTATAGGAACTCGCGTACCGCGATGATAGGGTCGTTAGTCGGATGGACGGCGACATAGCCTTGATTGCTCACGCGCACGCGTTGAGACTCGGTTTCCGTGTTAGCGCATAGGTTTTGGTTGAAGTATTCGTCCATGTAAGACGATGCGCGGAAGATTGCATTTTCTAGTTCGGCGTTTTGTGCCGCGAGATTACCGCCAACCACTAAATTATCGATGTCTATTGCGGTAGGTGCTTGCTTGTATTCAGCGATAGTAAGATATGGCTGTTCGTTGAAGGTATTTACACTTACGCCGATTGCCATTTAATCTCCGTCTGTTTGTATCGCGTTAGATTCGTGTCCGCAACGCCCACATTTGCGAAACCAACCATCAAAGCCACATTCTACGCAAGTAAATCCTCTCGCGCGGTCACCACTTGAATATGGATTCAGAGAAGCTTCGAAAAAACCTTCCGCCTTCATAGCCCTGATTGCGCTAGGACTTTCAACATTGTAAATGCCTTTTTTGTCAACGCTATAAGTCTTACCGCCGACAACAGTTTCTTTCACGCCTTTATCTGGTGCAACAATTCTTGGCATTTATTTCCCTCCCTATAAGTAGGGGGAGAGCCATTGCTGACTCTCCCCTTCCTCATGCCTTTTATGCGGTGTAAATGTTTGAAACGATTCCGTTCCATGCTGGGGCTGTGCAGAAGAATGTTCCGCGGAAGTATGTTGAGAACTCATACTGGAACTGAGTTACTGGCCATTGAATGCCCATATAATCCTGTACCAAGAAGTTCGCCCATACATCTGAAACCTCAGTGTCTGGAATTGGAAGAGTGTAAGACATTACCGGAGCAACGCCCTGTGGCATCCATGGGTGAACAGTTAGGTTCACTGCTTTACCTGTGACTTCGTTCTGTAGTCCTGTAACAACAGAACCATAAGTAACGCCGTCTGTTCCCGGATTGTCAATCATCAAGCGATAGTTCGCTGTCGAACCTGACTTGATTGCATCTGACAACTGCTTACGGTCTGAACCATTTAGCAGAACCTCATCTGGGTCAGCCTTTACTTCGTTGTAGAGGTTAGCGAATACAGTCTGGAACTCGACTCCCGGATTTGCTGTGGAGAATGTTCCGTTCACTACATTGTTGTAGCCTGTATTTGGACCGAGAAGTGTTGGAAGGATTCCGTCATAACCTGTTGCATAAGCAGATGTGTCTGCGTTAGCGCGAGAAGCTGCGGCACCAGTAGTGCTGTAAGCAAAGTTATTTGTAGGAAGGTTAGTTGCAGCAGCACCCTGAATAATTGCAGATGTACCTTGTGCTGTTCCCTGATAAGTACAGTTCGCTGTACCTGTTGTTGTTCCAACATAAATGTTGTAACCGATAGCACCTGTGACAGCACCCCAAGTAAGAGATAAGACATCTCCGCTTGCGACTGTTTCTGAATCTACTGATGAAACAATAGACTCACCGAAACCTGTGCTTGAAATACCAGCGTTAGCAGTTACATAAATATAGTAAGTGTTAGCCGCAAGTGCTGTCTGTGAACCTGTTGCCGCTGGAGAAGTTGAAGCAACTCCTGCTGGTGCGGCGAGTGCGCCTGAATAACCAGAAGCAGTTCCACGAGCCATGAGCATCATGCGTTCTTCCATCAACATTGTTGCATAAAGTGTTGATGTTGAAGATAGCTGACGAAGGTCTTGGTAACCCATACCTGAGAAGTTTGCATCAAATGAAACTGCATCAGATAGTGAGTATGAGTTGTATGGCAATACGAGGTCATCAGCAGCATATGTAATCTGTGGACCGCGCTGGAAGTTGATTGAACCGAAAGCAGTTGTTGTGCTTTCTGTAATTCCTGGCCATGTGTTTCCAACTCCACCTGTACCTGTACCTGTGTATCCGAGGATACGCTTTACGCGGTGTGAAGTACCGATACCCTTTTTACGAGGAATGCGGTTACGCAATGGTGTTGGGCGTGGTGTTAGAAGCTTGGAAGGTGCTTCCAAGTCGAACGCCGCGAATGATGTTGAAAGAGGAACTGTAAGTGTGATTTCCTTCTGGATGTCCTGCATCGCAACACGCTGTGAAGCGAGTGCGTTGTTTAGTCCAGCAAGTGCATCTGGAGTCAAAGACTTGCTTGAAGCAAGTGATTCCATTGCAGAGATTGGGTCTGCGGCAGGTGCTTGTCCCGGAACTGAAGAAGCGCTAGATAGAGCCTTACCGAGCAAGTCGGTATATTCTTCCATCTTCTGTGCTGCTTCAATAGGAGTTGCATCGCCGAA